CTTAGGCCCCATTTCGTCGTCGTCAAAAAACATTTTAGAACGGGATATCGTCGGGGATAGTTTGAACCAATTGCGGACCCGTTGGCTGGATATCCCGAACCTCCGGAGTTTTCTGAATAAGGATTTGCATTAGCATACCCCGGAACCTATCTCCGTAGAATATACCCATTTGATTGTTCTTGGCCTGAAAATCGGCTTGTGTCGCAAGTCCTTTGAACATTCGTAGGTAGTCAATATCGTAGCAGATACCGGAGGGGATACCGTCTATTTCGTAGATAGCTCCGGCTTCGTCAATGTTATGGGTTTGGAGTTTAAGGTTACCAAAGTATACCCGTCCGTCGTCCGCTTGTCCTTCAATCTTTTCCAAGGCTTCAAAGAAACCTTCCGGAATAGGTATGGCGTTAGCCTGTTCGTTTAGTATCCTGTCAACGTTAGGATACTGTTCGGTATACAGTTGGGTTCGTATCCAAGATTGATCCTCGAAATAGATTGAAGCTGTCGTAGCTGTAGCGGATATTCCCACAATCTTTTTAGGTATCTTGGATAGGGCGGTTACGAACGCCTTAGGGAATACTACGCCGGGTTCGGGAATGTATTGTCCATGCCATGCCTCGAAAATGATAGTCCCGTCTGTTGCGACGGCGGACCCATTACGTAGCAGGACGGACGCGGCAACCATCCGGGGTGCGGTATCGGAAACAACCTCCCCCACAATAGCCAACGCTTCCCTAACGCTATCGTCAATCGGAAGCATCATAGGGGTTGGAGGTTCGATAACGATTAGCTCCGGGTCTACGCAAGGTATGCTAGCGGAGTATCTACCGGACTTAATGGATATCGTATTTGCCAGTTGGGTAATTTGCGTCTTGTCGTCACACTTGGACAAAGCATTTAGAAGCTTCATTGCATTGGGACAGGCTTGGATATCCGTATCAATCTTCGTTGCCAGTGTAATAACTCCATTGAAGGCGACGGCCCAACCATTGGTCAATAGGCAATGGGTTTGGTTTACCTGTCCTTCGTCAGACATTGCGGGTTCTAGGAACTTCAACGCGGATAGTAGCGGGGCAGTAGCAGGGTTAGCTTTGTTAGCCCGGGGTTTCTTTGCCATGTTCGTAGCTCCATAGTAGCAGGGTTGTCCGATAGGTAACGGGCATAGTTCAACGTCCGTTAGTTCTTTGCCACAAGAACATTTCACGGCTTACGATTTGCGTTACAGGCTTCAATGAAAGTTTTCAAAGCCCATTCATATTTCTGCCGGTAGTAGGGGTAATCGTCGTCTACTACTGCAATACGTTTTAAGGTTTCCCATTCTTTGGCTAAGTCTGTTAGAGCGTCGAATTCTTTATTTTGTAGTTCTAGGCGTTTGATATCCATGGTAGCTCCGTTCAATAGATGTAGCTCAAGACTTGAGGATGGGGGCGGTTAATCCAAACGCGGACCTTTCGGGGTGTACGAAGTCTAGCTATCTGTTGTAAGGCAAGGTCCGTTGATAGCGGCGGTTCGTCGGCGCTACGCTGTCTCCACCACTCATTAGCCCTATGTTTCGCGAAGCCTATATGGTCAAACGAAACGTATTCCTGAAACATCTTCAGGCCACAGAAATAGGTTATCTTGATATTTGCAATGCCGGATTTCTTACCAATGTGACGGTTATAATGCGTCCGGTCTACGTCGTAGGTTTCGATTAAAGGTTGGCCCGTAGATATCAGGTCCCGGGTATCAGCTTGGCGTACCATCTTTTGAGCAAAGACGAATTCAGTACCGCAACCAATACAGAACTTGGCGCGGGCATGGTTATAGGTTCCGCATACGTCGCAAATCTTTACGGGAGCGTCCCCGCCTACGTTGGCCCCTTTGGTCCGGGGGATACGGGGATCATCTATCGGGCCTAGCCGGAGGGTATTGCGGGCGAAGTCCAAGACAAGGCAATTGGTCTTGCCTGTCTCCGGGGACGGGCGGGTACCGCGTCCAACCATTTGAACCCATAGGCCGGGCGATAGTGTGGGGCGTAACATTCCAATCATGTCTATGGGCGGATGATCGAAGCCCGTAGTCAATACGTTGTTGTTCGTGACAGCCCGGAGCCTTCCGGCTTTGAAATCGTCAATGATCTTTTCCCGGTCTTTGGTCTTGGAATGTACGGCTCCGGTTGGGATACCGTAATAGTTCAGGATTTCGGCAACGTGTTCGGCGTGTTCGATACCGCTACAGAATATCAACCAAGCTTGGCGGTTATGCCCGTGCTTAATCATTTCCTGAACTACGGCGTTATTAATGTCGTTCTTGTCTACGGCTTTCTGCAATTGGGATTGGATATACTCCCCCTTTGCCATGTCTACGTTTGCAACGTCCAAGGCGGTTTGCGTCTGACGGGGGATAGGGGTTGATAGATAGCCTTCCGATATCAGCCGGGTAAATCCGTCCGTATTGCAAATGTTGTAGCAAAGGTCCGTAAATATTCCGTTGGTTGTCAATAGCCCTTGGCCTAGCCTGTACCATGTCGCGGTTAGACCAATGACCTTTAGATGCGGGTTGATAACCTTCAATCCTTCAATGACCCGCTGATACATTGTGCTACTGTCGGGGTTCAGTAAATGTGCTTCGTCAATAATTAGCAAGTCACGGTGTCCAAACCGTTCAATACATTTTACGACGGAGGCAACGCCCCCAAACATGATTGGTTGCACGAAGTCACGTTGACCTAGCCCGGCGGAATAGACGCCGATAGGTGCGGTAGGCCATGCCAACTGTAAGTGTTTAATGTTCTGTTCAATCAACTCCCGGACATGAGTTAAAATCATTATCCGTTGCCAAGGCCAGTAATGAAATACGGTACGGAGGAAGTCCGCTATGACGATAGATTTGCCTGTCCCCGTTGGCATTGCAATAACGGGGTTCCCCTTGTTTTCGTTGAAATACGAAAACAAACTATTGACGGCTTCCGTTTGGTAGTAACGCGGTATCATAGAATAGACTTCCAGTTGGTACAGCCTTTCGGGATAAACTCCGTTGGTATTGTCTGTTGAAAGTGTCTACAGAACCATTGCCCGTTATCAATGGGTTCGGCATTGAAGCACGAACGGCAACTAATGTCAAGACGTTCTCCCCTATGGCATACGCCTACGAATGGGCACATTTTACATTCGAAGTAGGTTTCTTGTAGGGCAATGCGGGGCGGTAGGACCATTGAACGAATGATCTTGTCCGCCTTAGCGTGTAAGTACTCGGCTTGGGTATAGTCCAGCTTCACAACTTCAATATGTATATCATCGTCATTCTTGCCAACGGCGTAATATAATCCGTTCTTATATCCGTAGGTTTGTCCATAGCTACACATTTGGGCGTAGTGTCGGGGCTTGGAACGGAGTAGCCCCTTATCCTTCAAATCGGCAAACGATTTAGAATTATGGGTTTTGAATTCCAATACCATAGGCTCCGGGAAATCCTTATACGGTGTTGTCCCAATACTATCCGTTGAACCTCCGTAATGACCCCCATACCCCACAATACGGAACTGTTCGTTATTCGGAGCGTCATAGATATTGAAACCAATACCCTTTAGATATTCAATACAACGCTGTTCTTCGCGGTGCCCCCGATTGAATAACCGGAGCATACGTCCGCTGAATATTTCCTTTCTAGCCCAACGAAACGCTAGCCAAATATAGGCTTCGCAATCGTGCCCTATTACGCTGGCCCCTAAATGGTTACGGTGTTCTTCAGCGTATAGTTCAACGCAATGCCTATCAATATCATTGCGTATACGTTCGGATAGTATCTTGAGGTTTATAGACATACGTTCCCAAAAATATAGAAAACCGGGAACCTCCAGAACAAAACGTGAACGGGGCAGACGGGGGGTTCACGGGGGTTTGGTGTGTGCCAAAGTTGAACCCCCCGCCGTCCCAACTCCCTAAACGGGGTCGCCAAGGGAGTTAGCGGGGGCCTCCCCAAGCTGGAGCCTGTCCCGGCGCTCCGGGCTGGCCCGGCCATTGCGGGGCAGCTTGTGGGGGCTGTTGGGGTGCCCCGGGCGCGATCGCTCCCCATTGGGGCTGTCCGGGCATTGGCGCGGGGGCCGGGGCCGGAGGGGGCGGGTAGGGTTGGCCCGGGAAGGGCTGTCCGGGCGGCGGGGCCGGGGGTAGGGGCTGTCTAGGCGTTAGGCCGGGGGGAAGGGGCTGGTCTCCCCAAGGTTGCCCGGGGGGCGCTCCGGCGGGTTGCGGGGCGGCGGTAGTCCATTGACCGGCGGCGGGCGGCGGCGCTCCAGTAGGCGCGGGCGCTCCCCCTTGCCATGCTCCGGGCGCGGTACCGCCTTGCGGGAACTGTTGGGCCGTCTGTTGTGGGGCCTGTCCCCCTTTGCCGGGGTCGTTGCCCATTGTGTCTTTGAGGCCCCGAATATTGTTGATTGGTCCCCGTTCGCCTTGGGTAACTACGGCGTGAACCATAAAGGGGACGTTGTGCAACATTGGAAGGTAGTTGTCGGCGGGGGCGTTGTCTTGGGCTACGATATCATATTGCCCCACAACATGGCAGATAGCGGACAGTTGCTTATAGGCGATTTCAACTGTCGTCGCATTGCTATGCCAAAGGTTCAGATTATAGTATAAGACCCGGGTTTGAAATTGTCCTTCAATGATCTTGCATTGAAGTTCAATCATGCCATTTTGGCCGTCCCGGGTAGGTTTGACGTTGGATTTGTCAATGACAACTTTGTACCATCCTTCGGGTACAGGGTCCAACGCTACTTGTGGGGCTACCGTTCTCGCATTGAATTGAAACGCCATGGTTTAGTCCTTTCTACCGTTTGGCTACATGACCTGACATTATCTTTTGAAAGATGTGAGACAAGTTGGGAGGTTCCCATTCGTCCAAGGCCCCGGACCTGTCCCCTGCTATGTTAGTTTGATCCGGCCAACAACGCAAGGCTTCTATTCTTTGGCCGGTTTGCGGATTGCGTAAAATATTATATTGAAAGATTTCGTCCGGAAAATACGGAACTTGGTTCTGCAATTGTTGGCCCGGGAATGACGGTTGATTGAACATCATTCCGGTTTGGTCTTTGCTGTATTCTTGTTTCGCAATCAATACGACGTTTCTATCCGGCATATCCCGGAAGTCCCGGACTATCTGCAAACCTTGGGTAATGATTTCGCCGTAGGCCTTGCGAGGGTCACGGGTCTTAGCCATTTCGGCCTTTAGTATCTGTTCAACGATTTCGGAAATACTATCAAGTCCTATAGTGTTGAATTGGCGGCTTTCGTTGCTGCTAATGCTCCAATGGTAAGCCTCCCGCAAATCGCTAAGGTTACGGATTTCAAAATACGGGAGGTTATACGTTCGTAAGCTTAATAGTCCGCCTTCCGCTGAAAATATGACGGGAGTAGGGGCGGTAGCGATTAGCCGGGTCTTTCCAACTTTCGGGGGGCCATAGACCAGAACCTTAACGCCCCGGGATTGGTAAGACGCTGTAGATTGTAGCTGTATCATTCTTGAGGCTCCGGCCCGGTGATTTCGTCGCCTTCTGGAGCCGGTTTATCCGCCGGAGTTTTCGCCGTAATTTCGTCCGCCATTTCGTTAGCGGCAACGATAGCTATAGTCATTTCTGTAGCTGTTTCGGAATGTTGATAGCGGGTAGCTACTCTAGTGAATAGTGACCTAGCGTGTTGTAATTCGTCAACTGTCATAATGTCGAATACTGGCATTACTTTGGTTGCGTCCATGGTTCATTCCCTTTCCCTGTTCGATGTACGTTACCTTTGTTGAAATGGGGTTCTAAATGTTCTTCGCTTGTTATTACTAGAAATCCGTTCTTATCTTCAATTACATATCTGAATTGAAGGTTGCTACGTTTCCTAAATCGTGCGACGACGGTAGCCATAACTTTAATATCTTCGTTCTTATATACGACGCTATCGAACAAGGCGAACTTATATTCGCCTTGTCCAATAATGTTATGTCGAAACCGCGCCAAGGGTTAGGCCTTGGGCGGCGGAGGAACGGGTTCGGCTTCCGCCGGGGGCTGTTCGGACTTCGCGGGGTCCTCCGGGGGCGTCTGTTCGGACGCGGAAACCTGTTCGCTGATTTTGGTTCCCAAGGCGTCGGCGGCGGCTTGGACTTCCGCCTTGTCCGGTTTGGCCAACCGTGCCGCAACCCGAGTCAAGAGGGAGCGTAGATGTTGCATTTCGTCAACGTTGAAGTGTTTCAACGCGGCGCTAATGATCTTATCCATTGTCCTTCCTTCCTTTGTTGTAGGCCTGTAGAAAGGCCCCTTGGTATTCGCCGTCTTTAGCGAATTGGTCCGCCAACTTCTGAACCGCTATACGCTCCCAACAATTCAAATCATGAAACCCCTTACTAAAAGCGTCGGCGTATAACAGTATATCCCCGTAGGGTAATTTAACGGCGGTAGCTAAGTTCAAGAATGGGTAGCTGTTACCAATCGTCTGTATCAAACGAAGATGGGGCGGGCGGGTTCGTGCCATGTTACGCTTTAGGTTCCTCTAACTCCAGTTGGGGCGCTCCGGGAGTAATGGTCAATACTCCGTCAATCAGTTTCTTGATTTGTTGTTCTTCCGGAGTTAGTTCCGGCTTTTCCAATAGCCGGTATTCCTTGATTGAAAGTTCAGGCTTCCAGTTTACAAGCCTGTCCCCCACAACTTCAGCCTTGGCGCTAATCTTCGCAATAGCGGCTTGGACCCCTTCCGTAGTGTCTTTGTCTAGCCGGTAGTTCTGAGGGTATACGGCTTTCAGAAACCATCCGTTGCCAATGGCTACCCGTTGGGTTCCCTCTTTTGCGTCCGGAAATTGGACTTCGAATACGGCCCGGCGCAACCCCATTTCGGTAGCCTTGGCGGCTTCCAATTCGGCGTGTTTCGCTTGCCACAACTGGAGCAAAGCGTTTATATCGCCTTGCACATATGTTAGCAAACGTTGGGTATCTGGCGTATACGTCTTAGCCGTTGCTGTTTGCCATGACATAGCTATTTCCTCTTGAGGGTTTCAGCCTCTTGCGAAGTAACATTAATCAGACTTTTCATACTGTCCATGACGTTAGCACATTCGGCGCTAAATCTCATATGGTTCTGAATTTCCTGTTTGACCCTATCGGCGTCTGCAATGATAGCTGTTCGCATTGCTTGCATTTCGCTAACGATAGCGTCAATACGTTCTAGGACAGTTGCACTAGCAAGGTCCAGTGTATTCGCTACCCTGTCCGCTAGGACTTCCCCTTTGGTTGGGGCTTCAGCTACGGCGGTACTAGCCGCTTGTCGTATACCGTTCTCAAGTTCTTCAAAGTTCTTTGCCATGGTTCTTTCCCCGTTTGGAACTACGATATAAAGGGCCGGGTATC